AACGAGTGCAAGTAAGGGTTGCGCTTTTGGGCGTTACTTTTACTTGTTGTTGTGGATAGGCGAGAGTTTGAAATAATTAAAAACAAATAGAAAATGAAAAAGTATAAATTTGATTATAATATCAGAGAAGCTGATGCAGAATTTACAGTAGATACCGATAAGTTTACAAAAGAAATAGCGCAAGAAAACTTAGACTTCTTCTTGTGGGATTACGATGAAGATAATTGTCCAATAGACGAGATAATGAAAAAGTATGCACTTGAAGCTATGATAGAAGCTTCAAATAATGGTTATAGTCATTTAGGTGTAAGAAGATCTTTTGAGAATAAAGAAGGCTTTTATAAAGTTGATGGAAGCTCAGGTATTACTTTAAATTCTGTAAACGGATACTTCTTTAACCCCGATGATTTGGAAATGGAAGTTGCTGACGAGTGATTAAACTCACTTATCCACAACGCCAACTGTATGTGGCGTGGCTTTTTTGCCATGACCATATACAGAGTGTTATGAGCTTTTTTTAAAATCAATTAATCAACTATAAAAATGGAAAATTTACAAGAATTAGTACAAGGTAGAAAATTAAACACATATCAAAGAGGTTTAGCTATTCAAGAATTTGATAAGATTAAGGAAGTAGTGAGTAAATGGTATGATCTGCGGGAAAAGGTTGGTACTTGCTATGGCGAATATGATGATGATGGCAACGAACTAAAAACAGAATACGAGAACGAATTCGGGTCAGAGCCTGACCTGTGTACAATTGGTGAAATTGCGGCACACGCGTTAGGATTTCTCTAATTGCTCATAACACCAAAACAACAACATGGCGATACAGCGCATCAACGTTCATCGCCTTGTTATTGTTGACTGTTATGGTGCGTTTCAATGCACCACCCCGAATCAATATTAATTACTTAAATTTGAATTATGGAAAACGACAAAAGATTTTTAGTTTTTGGTTGCGATAAATATTATCCTCTCGGTGGAATTTCAGACTTAATTGGATCATTTGATACGATTGAAGAGGCTAGAGAAGCGGTAAAAGAAGATAGTTCGGACTTTTGGGATATATATGACAGGATTGAGGGTGAGATAGTTGAATGATGCACCACCCCCCCAGAACCAAGCCACGTTAAACATTACTAGCACTCCCACTATAAAAAACAACATACTCCTGAACCCCATCCTCCCTAGCCACTCTCGACAACCCAGTACGAATCAATTTCCCATACTTGTCTCCAGCTTCAAAACCCTGCATTAACTTATGCACCTCCTTGACCAACAACCAAATACTCCTCGCCTGCGATTTCTGACTAGCAGGCGCTCTGCCTGAAGTATTCGTTAACTTCACGTTTGCGATCCTTAATTCAATATTAAACTCTCCTTGCTGTCTATTCTTTGGCGTTGCACCTCTGTCCATACCAATATCAGTAAATCGCATCTGATTAATGTCAATCAAAATACACGGCCATTTCACAGGATGATTTGGAGAGTAATAATCCAATTGACCCCAATTCTCATCCACATAATTAACGCCTGGCATGCTCACCAACAAATCCTGCACTTTTTCAATTACTTCAATCATTTCTTTAGTTTTGCTAAAATGTATTTTCTAAATTCTTCGCTATTTTCTTGGAAAACATTCTCCACAGCTTCACGCACATTTCTATGATCACCAATAAACTGCCTTTGTTCAATCTTTATGATTTTACCAACTGGCATCAGCGCCATTGCCTTCCATTTGCTCGCCTCAGCGTTCATGCTTTGGTCACGTTTTGAACCTTTACCACTAACCGCTCCAGAAGATTTGTAATACATCGCCCAAAAGAAGCTTTTCATTTTCTTAGTTACCGTAATATTTCCACCTTCATTGTGAATTGAAGCATAAGGCACTGAAGAACTCCAAGTGATATTGCTCCCACTTATTGATGAACTGATGCTTTTGCGAAGCATTCCAGTACGCATCATCAAGCTACCTCTTGAGTTAGGATGCTTAGTTTCTTTCCATTTGTCACTGAAAAAACCTTTGCGCTGAAAGTTCTGATCAAACTCATCATCAAGCTCGGCTTTCACATCTTTGATGAAATTATTTAAAACGTTTTTCATTTGTCAATACTTTTAAATACATCAGGATAATCCCTTCTTAAAACTCTTGCGCTCAATAAATGCTGTAAATTATGAATACTGGATACCCATTCTTGCATTTCCATTGAATGCGTTCTTTCTAATTTAATAAATAGGTTATGTGCTTTTACAATTGATTCAACAACCTCCTCTTCTTCTTTAGTGAATGGCTTTTTCATTTCGGTTTTTTCATTTTAGAAACTTCCTTCTCCACTGTCCTCGCTCCCTGAACTTTACTATAAGGATGATTTGGCGGAAACGCTACTTTCGACTTACCNGGATTAAATCGGAANATCTCCATTCTATTCTTTCCATCCTTTCCAATTTGAGTAGTTNCCTTATCTCCCTTTTCCATCGCTTTCTTTTCNTCCGTAATTTCAAACTTGGATTTTCTAACTTCAATAGCTATACATCTGCATCTCCANCCATTCGGAGGATANTANTTATCCCAAAAATCATGCGTTGCTGGCAAAGTAATATTAGCGAGTTCTTGGTGATCCTTTCTTACCTTGTCATCTTCAGCAGTTCGGTATTGCAAATTATAACGATCTGCATTTGCTTCAACCTCTATCCACTTCGCTGACATTTGCGCAGAGCTCGTTGCAAAGTTGTATTCAGCCTCCAAGTAATTCTCATTGTACTCCTTCTTAATCTTCGCAACATCCTGCGAGAACTTCTGAAAAGGTTTAATCTTCCCTTCAGCATCCAATAAATTTCTTGAAGCTTCATAAAGCTGCGCATGCGTTTTCAATGCCGAAAACACAAAAATGTCATTCTGTAAACTCTTCAGCATCACCGCAGGAAGAACCGAATCAGAAATTCCAATTAATAAAGCTTCTTTGAAAATTGCATAAGTAGTATCAACCACCGCTTTAAATTGTGCAATGTCAACAGGCTTATAACCTTTGTTTTCGTAAAGGTTTTTATAAGCAGCTTCGATATCCTTGTCCAGTTGTTTAAATGCTTTTTCATCAGCGTTTAAATTCAATTTAAACTCACGGCAATTCTCGCAATAATCATTGTGCAAACTCTCCAGTCTTAAATGCAAACTTTCAAAGTATTCTTTGCTGCCCGACTTTATGCTCGGGCTTAAAGAAAAAGGTCACCACTCGCATTAAGTTGTGTTGGAATTTCACGTTTTCCAAGAATCTTAATCTCAAACTTCTCTTCTACCCATTCCAAATCAACATCAGCGTACTGCATTAACGCAATTACTTTCTTCCACAACTCGTCTAAGTCTTCAGGAATGTCATATTCTAGCGTGATTGCTCCAGTAAGGAAACCCATTCGCCTTAATGCCGGTATTATTTTTCTATTCCAATAATCTTGAGATATCACAACATCCTCCATCACCTTTTCCCATAGAACAGTTTGCGCACTCTCATCTTTTGAGCGATTTCCGTTCTTTGTGTCCTGGGCAATTATGGCACCTGTGATCAACATGCTCATTTCGTTGTTACACAGTTTAATAAGTTCGGCATAAACATCTCCAGAACTTGATACTCCGTCAGCAAATTCAAACTCCTCATGTTCGTCAATGATAAACCAAGCAGCTGCACCCATATCTGTCATCATGCGCTCAGCTCGTGCTAACATTTCAGGATCTCTTGTGTCGGTCTTCATGAATCTTGGTGGTATACCATAGATTTCACAAAGTTCTGCCCAACAGCTTTGCGCAAAATCTTTCATGAGCACATGCTTGACAGCTTTGTTAATAATACCTCGCTCATCAGATTTGAACTCTAGAATGTAAGTTCCAAATTCACGCATTTCGCGATAAAGAATAAAATCTTCTTTTGTCAGATCAGGATAGAAACGTCCATTTTGAGGAACAACATTCGCACGTTCAATCAAATCAACATCCACTTGAACCACACCGTCCAAGTCTTTTGAAAGTCCTAGTTCAACCAATGAATAACCATAATACAACGCGTTTGCTGCATGCTTGGTCAATGTTCTGTAAATCCCAGCATCCTTAAGCTTCTTGGTTTGAACTTCGTCAATGTCGCCTTTTTCGTTCTTCAGATTCCAGTCAATGGAAAACATCTTTGTTTGTCGGTTCTCCACTTGAGAAGTAAGCAAACCATCGTCCATCGTCTTTTCCCAAAGGTTTTGCAGCTGGTCGTTCTTTGGGTCTTCAGGTTGTTCGGAAATCTGCATTGCTTTTTTCCAAGACTTGATATCGTCACGAGTTCGGGCAGTTGCTTTTTTCTGTGTGTCTAAGACACGCTTTTTAATATCTGACTTTCCATTAGCCAAATTAACATGACCATGCACGCTATTGTCAGGAATAGTTCTTGTTCCCAATTTCGTATTGAGATAGTTGGCTGCTTTATTAATGATGTCCATTTTACTCATAGTTAAATTTCGTTCTTGATCCCATTCTAAATGGCAATCGTTTTTCATCTGATCCATCAACAGTAGGATCTAGTTTTGGAAGTGATTTAATAGTCATATCGCCCTTTAAAATCATTCCTAAAGTTTTGATTGCTCTGTCGTAGCGCTCTTTTGCCTGCTCATACATGATATCAGCATTACACAAATTAATGATGTGCCAAATTGCAACTGTCTTGGTCAATTGAAAAATCAAAGCGTTTCGATCTGTTCCAATAGCTTCGAAGATCGCCTCAACATCGTATATCAATCTACCATCACCAAATTGATGTTTGAAGTTTGGCGTTAGATAGCCTTTCACCTCTTCAATGGCCGTTTCAATTCCAGTTTCGATAATCGTTGAATCTCCTTCAGTGATCTGATCTAACTGATAAGCGTATGCGTTTGTCTTTAATTCTGCTTCCTCTAAATACATGAATTTAGTTTTTAAATGATACACGTTTTCCTGAAACGTGCGTTGTTTCTTCCGTTGTTGCTCTTTCATCCATAAGCCAAATACCTCCTTCCAATGCATCAGGCCCATCCATTGTTTTTGAATTTACAGCAACGTCTAACATTTGCTCCTCCATTCGTTCCATGTCCGGTGTATCTTTCAATTTCTCATCAAAAATTAAATCACCGCTTCTGTGAATAGGCTCCAAAGTTCCTTCAATTCGATAAAACTTCTCTGGCTTCTTACGCTCATCCTTCGATATCGGCAATCTTACCTTATAGCGTTTGGCTTGCTTCTTAATCTCAGGTAAAATAACTTGTTCATAAAAAGGATCTTGAAGTGTGTTGTTTTCAATCCAAATACGTCTAATTGGAACCTTGTTCATGATCATAAAATCATTGCAATCATATAACCAGTTTACAAATTTGGAGTTACCAGTTTGGTCAAGCCTAATCCAATAAACGAAATACATGAAGTTTTTGTAACCAATTAAGATCACACCTTTCGCTGAAGCATTGCCTCCGCTTATATCTTTGTTGGATGTTGAAGGATCTGCATAAGCAATCACCTTTTCACATTTATGAATAGGCGGACACTTTCCATACTTAATGGATTTGAAAACAGTACCTTCTTTTAATGGATTGTTAAAATATTCCTTTTGAGCTGCACGATAAGAAATTTTAGAAAGTACACGATCTATCATTTCCTCGGTGTTCTTCGCTGGCCATGTAGATTTTCCTTTCTTATCTCGAATGTTAACTATCTGATAGTGATCGGCACGTTTCCCGAGTTCGGTAATAGTTGTCTTTTTTCCAATGATGTTTCCAACGGCAATTAAAAGCAAAGGATTAGAAATTGAACGTGTTCCGTATAATGCTTCCATTACCCAATCAACCTTTGCATCAATACGTTTAGGATTTCTAACTTCCTCATCCGTATCAATATCATCAATCAAAATAACGTCTGGTCTTACAGCTTCATTTCGAGTTCCACGAGGTGATTGCCCTGCTCCAAGTGCTCTAAATGCGACACTTTTCTTTGTGATAAATTCACTCGCTGTCCAACGTCCAATGCTTTCTTGTTTTCCGTAATCGTTAATGATACGGTTGTTCGCTTCAAGAATTGATTTGTAAGGCAATAGTAAACGTTCAGCATCGCTAGAAGTCGCAGAAACAAGTATAACGTTCTTTTTAGCTCCTGTTAAAGTAAGCTTCAAAACCTCCATCATTGTTCTTGCTGACTTAGCCAACTCACGACACCAAGGCCTAACCATGAAGTATTCAGGATTAGACATTACTATTTTAGTGTGTGGTAAATGGTGAGGAGCTGGTTCACTCAAATAGAAGTTAGGAAAGTAGTATATAAACCAAGCTTCATGATCTCCTTCAAGTCTTTTGATACGCTTCTTTTTGTCGCCTGGCGTTTCATCCAAGTTAACAGGAGTAGCTTTATCAATGTTCTCTCGAAACTCCGTCCACCTTTCAAAATAGGTCTTATCGCTAATCTTTTTTGCCATCTACTTCATTTTTGATTGAATAAATGAATCAAAAAGTGCGGTAATTGCCTTCGCTTCATCCAAATCAATTTCACGAACGAAATCAACAAAGTCTCTAGCTACTTCTACAATTTGACCAATAGATGTTTCGACCTCCAGCTTTTGAATGGCACTTGTGATTTTCGATAAAACATCAGCTTCTTTTGAATCCGCTATTTTATAATCACGAGTTGCAATTATTTCAGTTAAGTACGCCAGCTGATCATACAATTGAGAGATCTGATGTTGCTTTGTTACCAACATCGACTTTCTCAACTTCTTCCAACCTCCTTTTTCAATCCATCGGGAAATCGTTTTCTCTGTCACATTGACACGCTCCGCTAATTCCTTTTGCGTGAGATGCTCTGTCGTGTATAACGTCTTAGCATAGTCATTTTGTTGCTTCTTCTTCACACTCATACTACTATTTATATGCAAAAGTGACCTAATATCAGCGATTTTAAAAAAAAGCTTGTAAGGGTTGCATGACTTTTTGTCAGAAAGATTTTAAACTACCAATTTTGAAGCCTGAACGATTGAATTCGTGAATTATCAATTATGAATAGAACTATAATTTATGCCGGATAACAAAACTTTCGTCCTCAACGATGAAACTGAATTAAATAGCTACGGCTTTATAACTTCAAACGAAGGATTGGATCTCTCCCGATTTAAAGAGAATCCTGTGATGCTGAATTTCCACAGATCGTCAAATGATTCTGTAGTTGGGAAATGGACAAACATTCGTATCAAAGGCGCTCAATTGCTAGCCGATGCAGAATTCGATGAAGAAGACGAGGAAGCAATGAAGTTGAAAGGTAAAGTTGACCGAGGTTACATCAAAGGTGCATCAATGGGATTGACATTCAATCACAAGTATATGGAAGTGCAACCAAATGGTTCTTACTTATTGGGTAAGTCTCAAATCATGGAAGGTTCTATCGTTTCAATTCCTTCAAATCGCAAATCATTAAAGCTATATGCGGAAGATGGGAATCTACTCGATCAGAAATCAATCGAGTTATCAATTAGTCAAATTAGTAAACAACAAATAGATATGCCAAAAGTAGCATTAAGTGTAGCTGCCTTATCTGCGTTGGGTCTTCAAAATGATGAAGATTCAGTTGCATTAAGCGGAGCAATCGAGAAGCTCTCCAGAGAGAAGGCCTCAGCAGAAAGTAAGTTAACAGCTAAAACCAGTGAGCTTGAAGCATTGGAGAGTAAGATCAACTTAGAAAACGATGCAAAAGCATTGTCGATGGTGGAGAACGCAATTACTGAAGGGAAACTAACAGCTGACAAAAAGGAGAAATTCTTAACGATGGCCAAAGCTGATTTTCAATTGGCTGCTGATTTCATTTCAGAGATGCCTGCAAAGAAAACGTTGAACGGTAAGATCATCAAAAAGGATGAGGATTCAACTCTTCCAAAAGACATGGACGAGTTTGAAAAGCTTTCTACAGAAGCTAAGTTAAGCTTTCAGGCAGAGAATCCTGAAGCGTTCAAAAAATTATTCATTTAAAAACCAAAAGAAATGCCAGCATTATTTCCAGAAATGTGGGTAACTAGAGTTGCCCTATTATTAAGCTTTACTGATACCGCTCTATGGTTGGACGGAATTCCAGAACTCGATACTGAAATAATCGAAGTAGGTTCAGGTTCAGCTTCCGAGCAAAATTTAATCTATATTCCCTTAGAAAATTTTGATGTTGAAGTGTTATTGAACAACACAACTTACCCATTAGGAACACAAGATTTCACGGATGGCGAAGCAACGGTGAAGTTGGATAAGTGGGAAACGAAAGTTACCAACTTGACTGATGATCAAACGATGGGAGCGTCTTACAAACGTATTGACAATGTCACTCGTCCGCACACTCGTGCTTTGTTGGAAAATAAGTTCACAAAAGCGATTCATGCATTAGCTCCAGCTATAGCTGCGACTGCTACACCTATCATCAAGACAACAGGAGCGTTGGTCGGAGGTAGACGTTTATTCCGTTACGAAGATTTAGTTGCGTTAAGACGTGCTTGTGATTTAGCGGGTATGTCGAAAGCGGACAGACGTGTAGTGTTAACTTCAGATCACTATAATGACTTGCTCTTAGACCGTGACCGTTTTGCAAATCAGTTGAACAACATAGCAACTGGAGAGGTAGCGCCTAAGATTGCAGGTTTCAAAATATACCAATATGATGCAAATCCTTACTTCCACAGTGAAGCTGGTACTTTGACGAAAACTGCGTACGGAGTTATAACTACTCCAGGAATAGATTTTCAAGGATCAGTTGTATTTGATGGAGGAAACGTAGCGAAAAAGAATGGTTTGACGAAGCAATACTTCTCACCATCAGCATCAACGCCTACAAATCCTGTTAATCAATTGAATTACCGCCACTATTTCATGACGTTACCAATTCGTCAGAAGTTTATGGGTGCAATCATTGACGCAGCATCGTAGAATAATTAAAAAATCTTTTGCCAGATAAATAGAAACAGCGCCACAATGGGAAAACACAGAATTATATTAGATCCAGCACACGGAGGAGTAAATCCTTTGACTGGGCAATATGTTACTCCAGGGAAGAGATCCTTTCATCCTGTTGATGGCGCTGTTTATTTTGAAGGTGAAGAAATGCGAGCGTATGCATGCACTTGGTCTCAAATATTTAGAAAGGCTGGTTATGAAGTAGTTTTCACAGTTGATCCCAATGATCCTAAAGATATCGCGCTTAGTCAAAGAGTGAGAAAGGTTAACGCTTTTCATGCACAGAAAAAGAGTATTGTTTTTCCAATTCATTCGAACGCCGCGACTTCGCCACAAGCACACGGCCATGAAGTATTTACCTCTCCTGGTGTAACTAACAGCGATCAACTTGCAACCTTTTGGTTGGAAGAGTTCAAAGTTAGTCAACCGCAAATTCATGTTCGTAAGGACTTGACAGATGGAGATGGAGATAAAGAATCTAGGTTCGCCATGCTAACGCAAACCAATTGCGTTGCTGTGTATTTGGAAATGCTATTTCATACGAATGATGTTGAGGTAAGGATCCTTAGATCACAAACATTCAAAGAAGAAACTGGGCAGGCTTTATTGCGTGCTGTCAAAAAATACGAACAATGGTTGATAACATTATAATATACCTCTTAGCGCCAGTAGTTCCTATCATAGTTGCTTACGTTCTAGGACGCAAAATGAAGCAAAAGAAGGACGAGGTTGATGTTGAGAAATTACAGGGTAAAAACTATAAGATCTACATCGAAGCTTACCAGGTAATGCTTGACGATTTAGCCAAGAGAAACGAAGCTTCTATTCAATCGAACAGAGAGCAGCGAGCGTACCATCATAAAGTAGTTGATGAGCTGAAAGAGACAATTAACGATTTATCTAATTCTAATCGGCAACTGCATAAAGACATTCAAAAATTAAAGAAGGACTATCCTTGTCCAGATTGCAAAATTTCACCATTAAAACCAGTAACAACATGCAAAATTTAATCTTATTATTCTTAACCGCGCTCTTATTGACGAGCTGTGGAAACCAAAAGGAAAATAGCTATAAAAGCACTTCCGAAACCGAAACTGAAACAAATGTTGATGTCATTGAAAAAGACTCGACATTCAAAATACCTGAAGAAAAAACTTCATTCACCGGGAAACTTGTAGTGAGTCCTAAAGGTGAAATTACTATTCAATCACCAAGTATGTCAACTGAAACTGAATCATTAAATGCTCCTTCAGTTCAAATTAAAGACAACGAAATAACAGTTGATTGCACCAAAAAGGCGCAAGAGCTCTTTGCGAGTTGGAAAGAAACGCATCGAAAAACAAAAACAATTGTCACCAACACTATAGAGAAACAAGTTGACGTACCAGCAGAATTTAGCACATTTCAAACGATCTCTATGTGGGGTGGTTGGCTTTTAATGCTCGGTCTACTCATTTCAATAGTTCTGATTATTTCGAAATTAAAGAATCCATTTAAAAAGTAAATTTTAAAGCCATGAACAAAGTATTTAAAGCAAACCCAAACTTAAACGAGTATTGGGAAACGACAGACGGAAAAGCATTCTACTACGAGAATGTTGCGGTTAACTATGCTAGATCACTAGAAGTTGAAAAGCGCAAAATCAAGCACGTAGAGCGTGAAGTTGAAGTGGAAAACATTGAGGATGAAGATCAGGACAAAGCTCCAGAGTATGATATGAGTATGACGCGCCCTGTTTTGAATTCGGTAGCTAAATCAATAGGCTTCGATGCTTCGGAATTGGAAACAAAGCAAGATGTCATTGACGCTATCGACGCAAAGATCAACGGAGGATCTACTGAAGAAACTGACGAAACAAAGTCAGCGGAGGAAGTTGAAGGATCAGCAGATCAAACGAAAGTTGATCCAGCAAAAGAAATTACTTCAGACAAAGGCGCTGAAGCTGCAAAATCAGAAACTAAAGATTAATAGCAATGCCATTACCAGGAATAGATATAGAATTTGAAAACGGAGCGCTCGGAACGGTTGTTCCTCTTCCCGACGGTTTGCTCGCTGTCGTTTGCCACGCAAAACCAGTGGCGTCAACTTTCGATTTGAACAAGCCTTATTTGGTGAAATCAATGAAAGATGTTGCTGCATTAGGAATTATCGACGATGTTGATAACCACATCGTGTACAAATTCCTTTCTGAGTTCTATAAGGAATCAGGATCAGGAACAAACTTATGGATTATGGGCGTTGCTGCTACGGAGAAATTGAGCGATCAATTTAAGCCAGCTGTAGCAACTGGAATTGTTCCAGCATCGAAAGTATTGGATAAAGCAAACGGAAATATAAGAGGTATTATTGCGCTCTTCAATCCTGACGGGTATGTTTCGGCACAAGCGGAGGAAATGGAAGAAGAAGTTATGGTTTTGGCTGGATTGGCTCAAACTTTTGCTGAGGATTATACATCTTCAAAATACGCTCCATTCTTTTTGTTAACAGAAGCTTATGGATACACTGGAGAACACGCAACACTAACTGATCTTACTGCTCAAGAATACAACCGTGTTGGAATTCTTATTGGTGATACAGAATCACGCACAGGAACAACAGCATCGAAAGGTGCAGCACTTGGAGTGTTGGCTGGACGTGTTGCAAGAACGAGTGTTCAAGAAAACGTTGGGAAATTCAAAAGCGGAGCATTGTTTCCTGCTCAGGTATTCATTGTGGATGACTTGGTTGAATTAGCGAATGTTGAGGCCCTAAACGACAAAGGTTTCATCACCTTCCGCAAGCACGTTGGAAGGAGTGGAAATTACTTCACGGATGATCATTTGGCAACAACTGTTGGCGATGATTATAGATCACTTGCACGTCGAAGAGTAATTGATAAGGCTTATCGATTGACTTATGATGCGTTGCTTATTTCTGTTCTCGATGACTTAGATGTCAAAGATGATGGAACAATTGATCCTATCTACGCGAAAACCTTAGAAGGACTTGTTATTGCGAAAATCAATGATTCAATGACCACCAATGGAGAGTTGGCAACTGACAAAACAGATCCAAAAGACAAAGGTGTCAAAGTGGCTATTGATTTAGAACACAATGTTACCTCAACTTCAACAATCAAACTGAAGTATCTACAAGTAAGATCAAAAGCTTATGCACGCTACATTGATGTTCCTCTTGGATTTGTACCAGTTAGTAATTAATCAGAAATAAAAGATAAAGAAAAATGGCGAATTCAAGACAATATGAATGGGCAGATGTAACTGTTATCGTAGGTGGAAAAGACATGATCACTATTCGAGCTGTCAAATATAAGAAAACGGTTGATCGTGAGGCGCAGTTTTCAAAAGGTCGCAAGGCTCACAGCATACAAACTGGAAACATAACTGTTGATGGCGAAATAGCAGTGCTTCAATCTGAAATTATTGAAATGGAAGAATCTTCAAACCAAGGAATTCTAGATATGTCAGTAGATATCGAAGTTTCGTATTCTGCAAATGGAATCTTAAGAACCGACAGAATTGAAGGCGCTCGTTTCACAGAATACGAAAAAAGCTTAACTCAAGGAGATAAGATGATGGAAATTACAATTCCGTTCTTGGCATTGGATGTTGAGGAAGGAGTTTAACGATTAAACAAGTGAAAAAATGGCGAAAAAGAAAAAAGAGGAAGTGACGTTTATTGAAAACTCACAAGCGCACGAAAAGAAGCATCCAGTTCATGGAATGACCAAAACTGAAATTGAGAAGTTGAAAGCTAAACATGGCCAACTTCACATGTTAGTGGTAGAAGACAAATGGGCAATTCTTAAAGCGCCCAGCAGAAAAGTTTTAAGCATGGCATCTGCGAGTGCATCAAAAGATCCAATGAAGTTTAACGAAATCATTTTAAAAAACTGCATGATCGCAGGAGATGATGAAATTCAAACAGATGATGCTTATTTCTTAGCAGCTTCAAGTCAAATATCTGAAATCATTGAAGTAAAAGAGGCGAAGATCTCAAAGCTTTAGAGGATGCAGAAATTGATGAAAATAAGGATTGGCTCCGAATCACTAATGCATCCCTGATTTATTATATGGGAATCAATCCTGATAGTTTATCAGACGATGAATGGGCATGCAGAGTGAAAGAACTCGAATGGATTAGAAAAAAAGAAGCGAAGGGAAATTAAGTTTTCCCTTCGTTATATCAAACAATATTAAGACTATCAAATGGCAGATTTAAAATTTATAGTTTCCCTTCAAAACAAAGTTAGTGCCATCGCTGACAAGGTAAATTCTGCCATTGATGCAACAAAAAACAAATTCAATCAAACATCTGACGCAGCGGAGAAATTAAGTCCAAAAATGTCAAATGTTTTCGGAGGTATTTACGCAAAAGCAAAACAAGCAGCCAAGGGCCCTGAATTTCTAAAAGATTCTGTTGATGATTTAAGAAAGAAATTGGATGCAGTTAATAATGTTCGCTTCAACACAGTTTTAGCTAAAGAATTCAAATCAGCTACAAAAGAAGCCAAGGCACTTGAAAAGCAAATATCTAAACTAGAAAAAGGTATTTCAAGCAGTGGAATTGGTGGGAAAATAGCAGGCTGGAGAAAGGATTTTGCAAGTTCAATGCCAGGCGCTGATTTTATTAAAAATCCTTTAACAATTGCATCAGCTGCAATAGGAGGTTTTTGGGCAGCTACGCAAAAAGCGATGAAAGCGGGTAAAGAGAAAACCAAAATTCAAACTTTGACAGGTTCAAAGGAAATTGGAGGAGCGCTGTATGATGGATTAACAAATTTTTCTGTAGCGAACGGTTTAGATGGAGTTTATGATATGGCTTCAAGAATGCTTGCACAAGGAATAGACGATAAAGATGTTATTCCTGTCATGAGTGAACTTGGTGATATCTCTATGGGTGAGAGTTCCAATTTAGATAGTTTAAGCAATGCTTTTTCTAAAATATCAGCAAATGGACGATTAATGGCTGAAGAACTCAATATGATGGTTGATGCTGGTTTTAATCCATTGAAAGTTATCAGTAAAGAGACTGGCGAAACTGTAGACAGTCTTAGGGTTAGAATGGGTAAAGGTGAAATTGGTGTCGATCTAATTAGAAAAGCAATGACTATAGCTACCAGTGAAGGTGGCGATTTCTATAATGTTTTGGAGGATTTACAAAACACTCCGGAAGGTAAGTATAGAAGACTGCAAGGGGAAATTGGTTTGATGATTGAAACTATAGGAGATGTATTTATGCCAATAGCTGAAGGTATTATGGATTTCTTATTTGCACTTAAAACCAAAGCCGGGCCTTATTTAAAACCAATTGTAATTGGTATAGGAGCTTTAGCTGGTGCACTTCTGATTGCTTCAATAGCACAATGGGCTTTTAATGCTGCTCAACTTGCTAGTCCTGTCACTTGGATAATTGTAGGAATAATAGCTTTAATTTCTGCAATTGTTTGGCTGGTAACATCAATTACTGGTTGGGGAGAACAATGGGACAACGTTA